TCTATCCACTGCACACTTGACATCGACGGATGTACTTCTATAATCTTCCCCTCCGCCGTCATGACATTCTGCATGAGGGTCTCAAAGTAATCGAGGTCATAGATATTTGGACCGTCTGGAAGGTACATGTCTAGGAGTTTTTGGACCTGTCCTCTCTTATCCCAAGGAAACTGAGCCGGGGCAACTATGTTGTCACCAATGTCGCTCATCTTAAAGTCGTTTAACACAATCGTAGAGAAGGCTGCGCTCTGCGTAAAGGTTTCTAGTTCGTTCTCTGTTACAGGCTCTTTAGCAGCAGCTAATTGTTTATCTATCTTATCAATAAGCGCTTGGGTGGTGACTACAACAGGTTCTTTCTCTAGGGTTTTACGTTTGGATACAATAGGTGCAGCGCCTTCAGTAACAGCGCCCGGAATCGCTTTGGCTAACCCTCGTCTGCGTGGGATAGTTACCTCACCAATCGGGTAGCGTTCTACCTTCCCATCAACTATCCTTTCCCCATAGCGAACACGCTTTGCCTTTCGTATACGCCTAGCACCCGGCTCCATCTTCAATGGTTCTTTGAGTGCTGCGGTTTCTTTTCTAATGCGTTCAGCTTCTGCAATTTCAGCCGGGGTTAAGTCTTTCAGTGCTGTACGAAAACCTAGCTTCTGTTTTCTAACCTCTTGACTTACTCTTCTTTCCTCTGCTATTGTCTCTTGTCTTCTGTTTTCAGCTTCCTTAATCCTAGAGTCTAACTGTGCCACAATAGAGGCTGCTTCAGGACCACCCCATTTGTTTATGAGGTCTGCAGCCACCTGCATAAACTGTACATTATGATTTAGTCGTCCTGATTGTATGAGACCTAGCAGCGACCTTAACTTTCTTAATTTATTTTCTTCAAATGCTGCTGTTTCAGCAGCTTGTGTTTCTTCTTCTTGAAGGCGAGTAACATTAGCCAATCTTTCTTCGCCAATCCAATTTATTAAAGCTTTTTCTAAATCAAACCCACTTACCCTGCCTTCTAAGCCTAAGTCTTCTTTGGTTAGGTCAGCTTGCGCTAGTATTTCGTTAACAGCTGCAGCAGTCTTTCTGCCGTCTGTAGAGAGAAGTCCAGTACCTGCTTTTTCTTCAGGTGTGCTAAATAGCTTCTCATATTGTTTGCGTGTTAGCCCAGCTACCTCCGGTCTTGTACGCGCTAATGCTCTCAAGTAATAATCGACAGCAACTTCCCTTTGAATATCTAATGCTTCTTGCCCTTCTTTAAGGGTCTTGTCTTTTTGTATTTCCTGCATCGCAAGAATAAAAGCAGCCTCTACATCCTGCTGGACTTCCAATGACTCTGGACCCGGCACAGGATTAATCACCATATCAACAGCTTGCTTGGCTTGCCCCTCTACATCCACTGCCTCGACAGTAGGCGCAGCAGTAGTAGGCGCACCCTCTGGTGCTGGAAGGCCAAGCCCTGTTAGGATTCGCACCTCATCTTGCGCGAGTTTTTCAGCTTTCTGTAATGCTGCTATTTCTTTTTTGGTTTGTTTTTTAGCTTTGACGGCGGGAATACCAACTGCGTCTGAAGCTTTTTTAGAGGTAGGGTCAGCGTACTCGATTTCTCCAGTCCTGCTGTACCTCGTTACATTGCGAACCGCAAATGGATCAGGATACTCACCCGGTCTGACAAAAGGACGAGTGCCGGGTAGTTCAGCTGACGTAGCTGGTCTAAACGATGAAGCATATGCCATAGCCTCGTCTTCTGATATGGTTGCTATCTGATCATCTATGTCTCGGATATCTTCAACAGTGATCTTGGGCTTTACTCTTTGCGGAAGTCGTCTTCGGCTTGTGCGACCTGCTAAACCTATGAGACCACCAAGAAGCGCACCTGCTGCTCTGGCTTCCATTCTCTCACCAACCTGCTCTGCAGTGATGGGAACTAAGCCATAAGCATAATCTACATATTCTTTTGCAAGGTCATTATCATTCAAATAGTTGACTGTTGCAGCCTCGATTACTGTTTGAATGTCTTCTATTAAACCTTCGGTAGCACCCAGTTCAAGGGAACGGTAAAAGCGACTTCTCCATTTCTTGTCTCGGAGAAACTTATTTCCTATATAGCTTCCAAGGTCTGGGCCTTTGCCCATTGCCCTGACAACCTTTGATCCGGGCCAAAGATCGAGAGAACCTGCTATTAAGCCAGCGAACCCAGTCACCCCCGGATTGTTTTCCCCAGTCTCCAAGAGAGCGCTTGAGTATATCTCCCCTGTATTAAGGAGAGCGCTACTTAATGCAACCCCAGCAAGAGAACTGCGTTTAAAAGCTGCGCCGGGTACTAATCCTATAGCCCGTCCCAGAGCAAATCGTCCAAGCACAGCACCTACTCCACCAGTAGCGAGAGAGCCTAGAATCATTGTAGATAAGTTGGGAACTTGTTTTACCGCTTCATTGATTCCCCACAGAGCATATGCGCCCGGACTTCCTTTCTCCCTAGCTTCAGCCCAACTGTGTGGACCAGTATAGAGAGCCTCCAGAGATGCTATGTTTTCCGACATCTCATACACAAGATTTCTAGCTGCTATCCTCTGGCCTACCGCTGCATCTTCAAATCCTGCTTTTTCAAGCAACGCTGCCCCGGCTCCCTGTATCCAAGCAGGGACACCACGCATCTGTTCTAGGCCGATCTCCCAAGAGAGAGCCAAGTCTCCAGTTACGGAGCCTTCTTGCTGCTCCGGAGCGGGAGCAGGAGTATCGTATATATTTGGAAGAGGTTGCGGTTCAAAAGCTGCCATTATGTTTTACCTTGATGCTATTTATATTGAGCGTCACGTTTTTTCATGGCTTCTGGTGAATAATCTCTTGTTTCTCCTTTCTTTATTAATCCTCCGGGCGATCTATCAGGTAACCACCCCCCCGGCTGCGCCCCCGGAATTCCAAAGAATGAGCGCCAGTCTTGATATCCTAGAGGCACTTGCCCCAAACTGTATCCTTGTTTTGGCGGTTGACCGCCCCACCAACCTTTACCAAGACCCCATATGCTCCCCGGAAGTTCCGCAATATCTTGAGACATTTCTGGAAGAAATCCCAGCATACTTGCAGCAGCAGCCCTTCCTGTAAATAATTCTCCAGTATCATCTAAAACACCAGTCTTAATAGATGCTGGGTCTCTAGTTTTTAGATTATCCACAATAGCTTTTGTAAGTAAGTCTTGCGATGCAGGATCAAGTCCCGGCACTTTAGATATTTTATTGACAGTCTTCATAGCGTTCTTATGAAGAGAGGAAGAAACTTCTTTATTAAGACCTATCACAAGGTCTTTAAGTTCTTGACCCTTAAAGCCAGCAGTGGCAATTGCTGCGTGTTCTTCCCAATTAACAGGATCAGGCTTTGGAATTTTCGCTCCACGAGAGGCATAAACATTGGTCCATGCTGCATTCTCTACAGATTTTTGTAGGGCAGCAGCCTTCCATAGTTCTCCGCCAGAGATAATAGTTCCATCTTCATCTCTCTCAATAGGATTCTTAGCCGCTTCCACCGCGTAAGCTTTAGATTGTGCTGACTCTGCTTTGGCCTTCTCAAGAAGAGCCTCGTAAAGCTGTTCATTCTTTTTCAATTCACCAGCTTTTCTAGCCGCTTCTTTAGAAGAAGCATCAGCATACATCAACCCACCAATCTGCTGTTGTCTCAAAAGCCCTGCACTTAGAGCCTCTAATCCCTTAGACAAATTTGCCATTACATCATCTCCATACTGGATACTTGTTCCATTTCTGAGGGAATGCCCATCTTAGTCATAGCCTGTTCCTCTGGGTATCCTCCCTGAATAGCGGAAGACGCTAACCTCTGTAGACCTTGGGTATCCATCTGCGGATCACCCATGTCACCATACTTAACTACAGCGTGTATAAGCGCCTCGCCTTGGTCTTCTTGTATTACTTTTTCATGATCGCCTCGATATATACCTTCATTCTTAGCTACTTCAAACAATTCATTGACCACTTCTGCGCCAAGTGAAAAAAGCAAGTCCCTAGAAACTGGGTTACCACCACCATCAGACGCTTGGACTTCCCGGTTCACCATACGCCCAGCAATCTCTCCAATAGTTTCGTTAAGCCTGTCCTGACCCGCTCTCATCTTTTCTACAATAGCACCATAGCCTTCATCCCAGATAAAGTCTTTTAGCCCACCAAGGAAAGTATCTGCTTGACGTTCTTCAGCCTCTGTGGGTTCTACTAACCCGTCATTCACATCAGGTTGTACAGGAACCGACTCACCCAGAAGACCTAACGATTCATCCGGTACGGTTCTTCCTTCTGGTAACGGAAACCCTCTTTGTACGTCCTTTGTAGCCATTATACGAATCTCCTCTGACTTCCCTTAGAGATCATACCACCTTGATTAGGACCAGCAACTCTAGGAATAGCGGTTTCAAAATTCTTAGTCGTTTGTCTTCCTAATGTGGGTTGACCGATCTGTTGCATCATAGGCATCTGTGGTTGAGTGGCAGTCGTAAAAGGGGTCTGCTCTGTAGTAGCAGCCAGCTGGGTCTGCATCCCAGAAGGAACATTAGGGCTAGGCATTAGAGCAGGATGCGTAGACATCCAATCAGGGTTAGCCTCTAGCCAAGTTTTCTGTTCATCTGTTCTGGCAGCACCATAGGCATACTTATGTTCTCGTGCTTCTTTCTCTGCTTGGAGTTGTTTTTCTTCTGAGTCATCCAAGAAACCGGCAACCATCTGAACACCAGTTGCAAGCATATTCATCTTAGTCATATAGATGAGAGCATCCCCAGTACTCATTCCCATATTGGATTTCACAAATCTCTTAACCACGCTTGTCGTTCCAGTTCTTGCTGCTGCTGTAGCATCAAGAGTAGCCTGACCAGCGGTTCCCTGCCCAAGTGTCTGTGTAACCATTTGTCCACCGCCGGGAGAAAAGAATCCAGATATACCGCTCCCTATCTTACCCAGACCAGCTTGAAAGTTACTTACTCCGAACCCGCTTGCGCCAGTTACTCCAGCACCTAAAGCGGATACACCCATCCAGACGGCAGCAGCAACTATTAGGGCAGGACCAATCTTCTTGATAACTTTCTTTATTCCTTTGGCAACCTTCTTAATCGCCTTTCCAATTGATTTAACTACACTTCCCATATATTACTCCTGTGGTAACACAAAGCTGTCTCCAACTTTGATTGCTCCCATCCTTTCGTAAAGTTTTCTAGTTCTTTCTGCATCGCCTATTCCTGAGTTAATACCTAACATAACTTCGTGAACACCACGGTTGTCTTTCGCCCAACTTATAAAGCGCCTCATCATCTTAGCGCCCCAACCCGTTCCGTTTTCTGTAACGTAAAAAAATAAATCAGCAGCCTGTTTCTTTTTGGAATACCAAATCTGGTGCGTCACCCCAATGAATGCGCCTTCTATCTGATCACCTAATTCAACAACCAAAACAAAATGCTCTGGAGATAAAACACAAACCTGAAGATTATTCCTCAGTGTCTTTGAATCTAATGGAACAATGTTAGAAATAGATTTAGAGTGGGCATCCTTGACCACTTCCATTATTCCGGAGACATCCTTGAACTCCGCTTTTCTAATCATTTATACTGGTCGAACAGGCCACCCACCGCCAGCATTCAGAGCATCCAACATTCTTCTCCAAGCGTCTTGATCAGCGCTCGGTGCTGTCACAATATCTGTAATCCAATCACCATACCTGCCCCATGCTTGAAATGAGTCACTCATCTTTTGTAACTGCATCTTGAGACTGGCATCCAACTTAACAAGCATCCTATCGGTAAAATACTTATTTGCATCCTGCTTCTGTTTATTAGTCCACTCAGTATTAAAATAAAGATTCTGCTGAAGAGCCTCTACCTCTGCTTTAGCTATAGGCAGAGCAACATCCATAATAGCGCCCATGACAGCTTCATGAGCAAGAGAACTATTCACAATTCCTCTCTTCTGCATTTGCTGAAGCGCTTTAGTTGACGCTGCCCTGAACAAAGGACTGTTCATGTTTATAACTTCTGTCAACTTATTCGACAAATCCATATCAGTGGTAAGGGTAGCTAAATCCATAGTCTGGATTGCATCGCCCCCTCCGTCTCCACCGCCTCCAGTATAAATTATATCTGTAGGATCACTCCAGTCTGTAGTAGTGGTATCGGTAGTGGTATCTGTAGTAGTGGTATCTGTAGTAGTGGTATCTACGCTTTCAACTTGAGGATCAAACATCTCCCAACGAGTCAAAGGCGCTTCTGCAGTTGATTGAGGAGTGTCTGGATAATTTAATGAGGAGCCGAACTGGCCCTTTTTTGTAGTGAATAACTCCTTCCAAGGATCACTGCCAATTTTATAATCAGTCCCGCTCTGTTTATATGTCCCAAGTTTGAGGGCCATGTCTTCAGCAGCGTGGGCCTGTCCAAAAGCTTCTTTTGATGTTGCCCCTCGTTTTCGCCAATATTCCGCCTGTTGCGCAGGAGTAAGTCCTGCTGGATGTTCATACTGACCAGCAAATAATGCATTTACATCCTTCCCTTGATTGAAAGCTTCTATTAATTTCCAAGCTGAAGCCAAATCGGGAGATAAATCTACATATGAGGAAGCGGTTTTTGGAGCAGCAACGCTCTCTGATGAAGAAGTAGAAGATGAAGAACTAACACCCGGAAGTCCACCGGAAGGTATATTCCTACTTTCTTTATGACCGTGTGAGGTATAATGCCATTTACCCCAATCTTCAAGAGATTTACTGGTTCCTAAACCATGCTTATCAACGTGAGCCTTTAATTGTGGGTTCGCTAGAACATAATCTGTATAACTTGCCATTTCTATCTCCTGATTCCTCTTGGGCTAAAATCTACAATAGCCCCTTGAAGTGTTATGGGTTTATCATATATAGAACTGTTACTGATAATAAGCCCCATATTTGTTCCTATTCCGTTAATTTTAACCCGCTCTGAAGCAACCACAGTAATTCCTGTGGAACTATTACTTATATCGGCCTCACTCCATTGGTCAGCGCTAACAGAAATAGAGTAATCACTAGACACTGGAGAAGTTTTTGGGGTGAAGGTCCCACCAAAATCATAGTCAGGTTTAACTGTTAGGGTTGTTGATGTATCAGCATTCACCTCTAAACCCAATTCTCTAAATCTTTTTCTGGAACCGGGTGAGTCATAATGGTAATAGGCTGTTCTAACAAAAGAGGAAACCGTTCCCCCATCAAAACTTGTTCCAGAATCTAGCCTTCTAACATAACCGTCATCGAATCCACCATATAAAACCTCAAAGCCATCGTCATCTTCAGCGGAAACCATGCATTTAATTTGATGGCTCATTGTAAAAGGCATTAATCCTTGATTCTTTTTATTTATAAAGGTCATCTCAACACCAGTCTTATCATTAAAATAAAGACGGTATTGATTCTTCCCTCTAACCCTTAGAGACCCAATAGCATTATCTTTTTTAGTTTGAATGTATGGATCAATTTTATCGGAGGCAACCGCTGACTGGAAATCTCCAAAATATTGGACAGTAAAGATGGAAGTAATTCCTCGATCATCCAAGAAGAATGTCTGATCCATTTTTTGTAACGTGTAGGGAATTGCTCCAGCACCAGCATGAAACTTTCTAAGTTCCCAATCCGCAGAAGATGTACCATATAACATGTACGCGTCATTCTTAGTGAAGATGGACATAACATTGTTAACTTCAGTTGAGAACCCGCTGACATTATCTCCGATTCCTAATTCCGCAGCACCAGAAAGAGCGCTCCACTTATTGGGAGCAACAATACTAGAGTGTTGTATAGAACCATTAGGAAATGAAAGAAACAAATGTTTTTGGTGTGCTGTTATGTGTTCTGGGGTATCATCTTCCATGCCTGTCTGGAGAAAGATAAAGGTAGTGCCATCCCACGAAAATGCCCGACCAACTGTGTTGGCTCCATACATCGTTATTCCAGTAGTTTCTCCACGAAAATTATAATTCGCAAATTCATATTGCCCACCTGCTGGCAAAGTCTGAGAGTACTGAGTACCGTCAGCTTTAGCAACAGTAACATTACTTGGCTGACTACTTCCATTTACAGAGGCGTGATCAACTCCATTAATATTTATCGCCTCACCACTGCTCCATGTTCCAGTATTGTTTTTAACTGAGATATATCCTGCAGCATCTCCAGCAGCTATTGTGCCACTATTTATGGTAACGCTCGTAACTATAGCCGTCTTTCCAGAAGACGCTCCAGTAATAGTATCCCCTTCAGAAATCTCTAACGAACCGCTATTAAAAGCAAGCAACGGCATACTTAAGGTTTCGTTATCTACAAATGTTCCGGTTATATTAACCAGAACCATTATACCCGCTGCACCTGTTATCCAATCTCCGTGATAAGAGATTCCCATCAAGTCGCCTTGAGCGCCACCCGCGCCTACTATAGTTGTAGCAGTTCCAGAATCGCCGGGAACAGGCTCACCATCAGGTGAAGTCCCATCAAACTTTAATGCTGTTCCTAAATCTACCGCAGACCATCCGGTAGCGGTGGATTTATGCATCCCACCAGACGCTCCCCCGCTTTCGTTTCTAAAAGCATATATATTGTCGCCAAATACCCATACACCACGAACTGGTCCCTCTCCGGGTACAATATTAATAAGACTTCTTTGATCTTCAATAGCCGATTGCAGTTCAGGAACAAGAGACGAATCTACAGTAGCATCCCTTAGTACAGGGGGGCCATAAGAGAGAGCAGTTGCGAGAATCCCCATTAACCAACCCTAAACACAGATAATTGTCCATAGTGCATCTGAAAATTCTCAGAGTTAGTTGCATGTCCATTCTTAACTTGCGCTAACACATCTGTATAATCAGTATGACCAGTAGTATCAATTATTCCAGAAGCAGATACCATATTCTCTAAGGTAGCAACCACCCTTTGAACTGCTGCGTCATAACCGGGATATGTAACAGAGCCTCCATCTGCCTGAGTTGCAATCCTAAATGTCCATATTACGGTATCAGTTCCAGTTTGAGCGAAACTGACCCCCATATTAACCATATAGAATCCTTTGTCGTATATCCTGATTCTGTCATTAGCAAAGTCTGCATCAGAACCTACTGTAGTAGCCGTTACACTTCCTGTATCATCAGGACCGTTAGCCCCGACTGAATCAGCATTCCAATCTATTGTTGCCGTTGCTGTTGATGCTACCGCCTGACTTGCTGGTGTTCCTGATGGTGAATATATAGTCGCATATCCACCCATCCCAGATTCTACGAACTGTCTAACCATCTGGGCTGTAATAGCCCCGGTAGTATTATCCGCAAAACTTGTTCCTGTTAAAGTCGATCTTTCTTTTCTTAACGCTGTTGGTGTTCCCATTAGCCATACTCCACATTAAATGCGCTACCAAAAGCGCTGTCTTTATTTAAAAAATACATTGTCTCCCCGTCTTGAAGTGTGCCACTTACAATAGTAAAGTAGATATATCCCTCTGCATCCGAATTTGAAAACGATCCAGAAGAAGAATCCCCTGTAATATCTTCAACACTTACTTGCAATATTGATCCTATTGCCCCACTCGTCTCTCCTTTTACCAAATCACCCTTAGACGGAACCTGCATATCAAATGCTGCACTAAAAGAATTATTAAATACTGAATCACGAGCGGTGCCAATCGTAAATGGAATTCTATAGTAAGTAATTTCTGAGGGAAGAGTCTGCCCATCAAACCTTTCATACCCATCAATTCTTCTATATCTTCCACGAATATCTATTTCAAAATTATTCCCAGCTATTAATTCTCCCGGCTCCAAAGATAGAGACGGGTCAACCATATTTACACCGCCTTCAAATGGGAAATAAGTAGATTGAAGTCTACTTTTATTTATATCTCTGCTTCTTAGTTTGCTCATTCTGGACGCACCACAAAATTAAACATATCTTGAGCAGAAGAAAATCTCCTATTCTTTTGACGCACAAGTTGATCTGCTTCTAGTTTATCCAGCAAGTCTTCAAACTCAGACAGAGAGCCAACCATAATTTCCGGAGCGTCCTCATTCTCCGCGTAATACATTTTGGCTCTGGCTATAATTATCTTATGAAATCTAGCTGGGATAGCAGATACATTATCATCTGCGTTTGTAGCTGGAGATATAACAGTACTCATCACAACTGGTGTTCTCCAATATTCAGCTGAAACTACAGTTGCTGAGTTAGGAGTTGGATATAAATCAAGATTGCCATCTGGTTTTATAGTGAAGACTTCTGGAACATCAGAGTCAACTGTCCCGTACTTGTAATTTTCCCTGTATTCATTCCACTCCACATATTCTAAAATCTGATACGAATCGGAACTTTTATCCCATACAATGGAATCTAGTTTCCAGTTTCCTAATGGACCAATGGTGGATGTACCGGGAAACCCAGTGTTAGAAGATGAAAGCGTAGAAGTCCCACTTATGGCAGTAATAGAAGCCTCAGACCAAAGAAAATCCCAATCGAACCATCGACTTTGTATGTCTTGATCGGCTTGATTGATATAACGTATTACAGAAATCTCTTCTTCAGACAAGGTTGTTGTAACTGTAGTAGATGGACCTGTTCCGGGTATGCCCACATCTCTTGCCATGTCTTGGCATAAGACTAAAAACGTACTCATTTAAGATTTCCTGATATAGCATCAGCTACATCTTCTAGTTTAATATTAACCGCGCACATCGCTCCTCCAGTAGTTTCATCCCTATAACAGGTATCAAAACCATAATGCATTTTATGACAAGGGAAACAGTAATTTTCATACAACTCAGGCTCTAGGGAAGTGGTATTTTTCCAATGCTTGGATAAGTTCTCTTTTGAAGAATGAGAAAGCATTACTACCTTATGGCAATCTAAAGTTGAGGCTGCATTAAGAACCCCTGTTTCAGGGCCAACGACCACATCGCACTCATGTAAAAAAGCTAGAGTCCTTCTTATGGACCACTCCCCTGATTTAGTTATGACACGAGGTTCTTCTTCCCAACCCGCTTCAAGTATCTGGCAAAGGTCATCGCCTATAGTAATAAAAGAAACATCTTCTCTTTCAGAAAGAATTTTTGCTATAGCAGCATCCGTCCAAGGGTAAACCTTATGAACAGAAGAGCCAGATAATGCCCAAAGGACAACATTCTTTGTTTTTATCTTTTTTCTAGTTGACGAAGCCCATGTTTTCTCTTTTTTGGTAGGATAAAACTTGGGAAGAAACTTATGTGGAAGTCCAGCAAGATCATGCGTTCTTTCCATATAATTTACATTACACTCTTCATGAAGCTTTTCCTTGCTCCATTTAAATTTAGGGCTACCCGGAATAAAGGTTTCCTCCCCTCTTATTATTTCTGTCCTTGCAGGAACAACAAGAAGAGCGCCTTCTATAGATTCAGATAACTGAACAAAATGATGGAAGCATTTAGTGATACGATCCCAATATTCGTTTAAGCAATCATTGGGAACCTGATCCGTTTTCTGTAAAAGTATTTCATCTACATGAGGGTCAGTCCTTACAATATCATAGCCTCTTTCAGTGACATTTACACATACCTTATAACCCCTCTCTTTGAAAAGGGGGAATAAAGAAGACACTTGAATCATATCTCCGAATCCACCGTAGCGAACAATGCATACAGTTTTTTCGGAACGTCTACCCCCCACATCTTGTGGAGTCAATTCGTCCCATTCCTTGGACGGCAGGGTAATTAATTTCAAATCAGAATTCTAAATTCCATGAACCAACCATGTCACCTTCAACATTGACCATATTATTAGACCGCTTCTGCGCTCTTGCAAAATCATCGCTTCTTTCGTCAGACATTTCTTCCATCGTGTAATATCCGCGCCCAGCAGCCGTAGAATCTCCATAAGCTTCTTTGGGTGAAGTAGGCTTTACTTTACCAAAGACATAAGCCGTTACTTCATTTATTGATCCAGCCATAATTCCTCCAAAAGGATTGGGGGGCTAACGCCCCCCTTTCCTATTTATTTAGCAGAAAGTAAACTTACCCTTTGGTGTGGATACAGTTTTCCTTACTACTCCGATCGGCATCTGATTCGGCCCATGTGAATCTAGCGCCAAAGAAGCCGGAGACTCCTTCGCTACCACATCCAATGAAGACAAACCGTTTGCCGGGATTTTACCACTTGCACTATGTGCTTTTGCCATATTGCCTCCTAGTACCACTGGACCATGATCTGAACATATGCCTTACCAGCGGGCGTACCTCCAGTTGGGGCTTTTAGCGTCAAGTGAATATCAGTATCTGCCGGAAGGGCTGCTAATACTAAATCAGCTGCTGTATCCGTCATTCGCTGTTCATCACCGTCGGCAAGAGTCCCTAGACCCATTGCTACATATTGCGCACCCGCAGCTGAAGAACCTATATTGACTGCTGCCTCAGTAGTGACGGCATTGAATGTCTCATAGGCAATAACCTCGACTTCTTCTACAGTCCCTTGTTTACCAGAGGGACCACGGAAAATTAAGGCTTCAGTTGCAGCACCAAAATCATGATTATAAGTGAAGCAATAAGAAGTTGGATTAGAATAACTCATAATATTTCTCCTTTATGCTGCGCTATCCCAAATCACGATGCGTGACTGGGCTGCTTGTGTGTGAACGATACCGAAACCACCTAAGTAGTACCAAGCTATGCCACGATCCCTTCCGTAATCACCGGGAATTTTCCCTCTGATTTCTTCTGGAACCGCAACCGCTTCGGCTACGGTATCTTCGCCAAAGAAGACTGCCCAGTCAGACTTAGCATTCGTCCAAGCAGTAGCAGCAGTACCAATGCTACCTTTGGCTTTATGCGTCTGTTCGACAAAGCGAACTCCTTCATACCTTCCAATCTCACCATTCATGATCATACGGAAACCCTGATCAACATACTGCTTGATCGTTTCAATATCATCTTTGAATGCTCTCCACGTTGTGGGCCACGCAAGACCGTAATAATCATCTCCAGTGTAAGCTGGGATGTTACGTTCTTTCATGATATCCACAAGGGATTTAATGTGCAAGCTACCAAGTGCAATATCATTGGTAATAGCACATACGCTATTGGTGGTTAACGTAAGCGCAGAAGTGCCTGTACCGCCCGTAGGCGCAACACGCAATGCAGCTTTGTTAAACTCCGTAGCAGCAAGATTATCAAATGCTTTTTTGGCATCTGTTTTTAGCACCTTCCTAATAACTTCCGACACTGGCTGCTCAGACAGATCATCCAATTTACCAGTCCAAGGAACAGAGTTCCCTGCTTCGGTAATGGTCATCGTACCTTGAGCAATCGTGAAGGATGTTTCAGGAATAGTACTGGTTTCAACGAGGGTGGAACCCTGAGTCCCAACATCGCTGAACACGTTCCAGTGGAATGTATCACCTCTATGCAAACCCTGATGGGCTGCATCTTTGACATCACAGAACTGTCTAAATTTGACAATAGGCTGCACTGCCATCCTCAATTGACGACTGAGGTTTAAGGCATACATATAACCACCAGAGGTGTTAACGGACCATACTTGTCCCGCCATTTTTACATCTCCTTAGATTATTGTTGTAAAACTTGGCCTCGTGCTTGTTTCATTTCATTGATGATATCCTGCGTCGATTGTGGCGCAGGTTCATCTTCACCAATTCTTGAAGAAGCACTAGCCGACTTAGGCTGTTGCACTATTTTTCTTTTGCGCGTAGCCCTTTCGTTTTTTTCTGGGGAAAGATACTCTTTCGCCCATTGTCGCGTTGATTCAGCAGCTTCCTGTATAATCTGTTGTGGAGACCAATCCGGGTGTTCGCGGGTAAGGTCTATAGTTCGATTATCAGCGATAGAACGCAATTCTGCGACTCCAGCAATATCCGGATACTCACCATCAAACCATTTCACTGCATCTTCCATGGATTTTTGATAAGCCCATTGCTGTTGTCTCTCAGACTGCGCCCGCTGCTGCGCTATGGTTCTTCCTAGAACCTCATGTACTACCTCTTCAACATTCTGGGTGGCAGGTTGACTGCGCCCTCTGTTTGTCAAGGCTTTAAACAATTCTGCGGCTTTATCCGCATCATCTTCATAAAGAGCCTCATGATACTTCTTTATTAAATCAGGAGAATCATCCGGTTGCTCTTGTGCCGGTTCCGCGTCTTGCGATGGCGGGGGTTGTTGCTCTGCCTGTTGGCGTTGCATTTGTTGAACATAAGCATTCAATTGCGCCTCTCGGTGCTGGATACGACGAGCGTATTCAGCAGCCTCCTCAAAGCGTTTTTGAGATGCTTTATCTTTTTGGTGAGAAGATTTAAGATCATCAAAGGGTACTCTAATATCCTCACCATCCACTTTTACGTTAGTATACCAAACTCCCCCATCTTTAAAAAATGGGGATTCACTATCTACCGTTACAACTTCTTCAAGTTCTTCAGTTTCTTCAGGTTCTTCA